TAAAAGAGCACTTAATGAATTTGAACCAAAGCCTCAGAGAAAAGCACCAAAGTGTCCTACTTGGCTTGATGCAGAAGCTAAAAAGGAATGGAGAAGGGTTGCAAAGCAACTTGAGGAACTTGGTATATTAACAGAAGTTGATATGGCAGCCTTTGCAGGATATTGTGAAGCTTATGCACGTTGGAAAGAGGCAGAAGAATTTATATCAAAGCATGGAACAATTGTAAAAACACCAAGTGGTTATTGGCAGCAAGTGCCACAGGTGTCTATTGCCCAAACGTATCTTAAGATAATGATTAAATTCTGTGAACAATTTGGACTTACACCATCTTCTAGAAGTAGAATTGTTGCAGACAAAGGTTCTAATGATTATTTAGACCCTATGGAAATGATGCTAAGGGGCGAGGTGAAATAATGTATGATGAAGCAAAGGCAAAGCACGCTGTTAATTTTATCAACTGCTTAAAGCATACAAAAGGTCAGTGGAGAGGTGTTCCTTTCGATTTACTTCCTTGGCAAGACAAAATCATAAGAGATATATTTGGCAATGTGAAAGAAAATGGGTATCGTAAGTTTAATACTGCTTATATAGAAATTCCAAAGAAGAATGGTAAATCAGAACTTGCAGCAGCAGTAGCACTACTTATGACCTGCGGAGATAATGAGTGGGGAGCAGAAGTTTATGGATGCGCTTCAGATAGGCAGCAAGCTTCTATAGTTTTTGATGTTGCAGTTGAAATGGTAGAGCAATGCCCAGCACTGAAGAAAAGAATTAAGCCTATAATGTCAATGAAAAGATTGGTGTATAAACCTACTAGCAGTTTTTATCAGGTGCTATCAGCTGAAGCATATACAAAACATGGACTTAATGTACATTCAGTTGTTTTTGATGAACTTCATGCCCAACCAAATAGGGATTTGTTTGATGTAATGACTAAAGGCTCAGGGGATGCAAGATTACAGCCACTATTTTTTCTTATAACTACAGCGGGTACAGATAGGAATTCTATATGCTATGAGCAACACCAAAAAGCACTAGATATAATTGATGGCAGAAAAATAGATCCAACCTTTTATCCAGTTATTTATGGTATAGATGATAATGCTGATTGGGGATTAGAAAAGAATTGGTACAAAGCTAATCCATCTTTAGGGCATACTATTGATATAGAAAAGGTTAGAAATGCTTATAATAGTGCAAGAGAAAATCCTGCAGAAGAAAATATATTCAGACAGCTAAGATTAAATCAATGGGTAAAACAATCCACTCGTTGGATGCAGATGGATAAATGGGATGAGTGTGATTTTAATATAGATTTAGATTCATTAAGAGGCAGAGAATGTTATGGAGGACTTGACCTTTCAAGTACTACAGATATTACTGCTTTTGTTTTAGTTTTTCCACCAAGAACATTAGAAGAAAAATATATAGTGTTGCCTTATTTTTGGATACCAGATGATAACCTAAAGCTAAGAGTAAGAAGAGACCATGTACCTTATGATGTGTGGGAGAAGCAAGGTTTTATAAAAACTACAGAAGGTAACGTGGTCCACTATGGATTTATAGAAACTTTTATAGAAGAACTTCACACAAAATATAATATAAAAGAAATAGCCTTTGACAGATGGGGAGCCGTTCAGATGGTACAGAACCTTGAGGGAATGGGATTTATAGTAGTACCCTTTGGACAAGGCTATAAAGATATGTCGCCATCTTCAAAAGAATTAATGAAACTAACTCTTGAGAAGAAAATAGCACATGGAGGAAATCCAGTGCTTAGATGGATGATGGATAATATTTATGTTAAGACCGACCCTGCAGGGAATATTAAACCAGATAAAGAAAAAAGCACAGAAAAGATTGATGGTGCAGTGGCCTTAATAATGGCTCTTGATAGAGCTATAAGAAATCGAGGCAATTGTGGAAGTGTTTATGATGATAGGGGGATACTAATTTTATAAAAGTCTATTGACAATAATATTTAACAGATGTAAAATGACAATATGAGATTATTAATGCAATATAGGTGACATATTGTCTTTGTGGAGGTGAAAAAAAATGCCCACTGTTGATGGAAATCGCATTTCAACTGTAAGAAAGTCAGCTGGACTTACGCAAGAGGATTTAGCAAAAAAAGCATATGTTAGTAAGAAAGTAATATCGAATATCGAACGGGGAAAAACAAAAACTGTGAATGAATATGTCTTAAATTTACTTTCATATTCTTTGCTAGTCAGACGCGAGTATTTGACTGGTGAATCTGATGATCCTAACGTGAATAAGAATGGGCTTAATCAGGCAGTCGTAATAAAGCCTAAATGGGAATTTGAATATGATATAAAGAATACTTTTGAAAAACATTCAAAAACAAGAGAGGTTGAAACTCTCCTTCAAAATATAGTTTATTATCTATCACAGCAAGAAGATGGTACTCATTACAATAAGTATGATGGTATTAGACTTTTGCAAGAAGTAGTTTCTTTACTTCAAAATGAAAATTTAAGAGATATTAAAATGTTAATTGGAATAATTAAAGCTATTAAAGATAATCATGATTAGATAGTTTCGCAAATTGGTGTTATTCTGTGATTAAAATTAATTAATTGCAAAAAAGTTGAAATTATTAAAAGTTTTCATGAATATTCGGTTAATGAATTTAGATTGTTATTTTAAATATTTAAGGAGGTTTTAATATGGCATATGTACCTGCAAAGATGATAGAAAGTATATTAAGAGATGAAGGAGTTGATATTGATGGTTATAATGTAATTCAAAACATCGATATTGACTACCTAGCAGAGGCAGAAAGATTAGGGATGGATGATGGTATTACAGAGGGATTTGAATTTTCATCCCAATATCCAATGAAGGGTGTAACACTTACTTTTTATGGTGATATTATTGAAGATTATCGTAAAATTTCTCCTGATCAGGAAGTTCCGTATTATTACCCACATTTAGATTCATGTAAGATTGAGAAGGGTGATGAAGTAGAAAAATTTATTGCCGTGGATGTGTATTGGAAAGTTTAATATAAAAAGCATCTCTTTAAAGAGGTGCTTTTTTCATACCACTTATAGGAGGTAAACACAATGAAAATACCAATAATATCAAGACTTTGGGAGCCTAGAGCAGGTCCGAAAAATAATTTCTGGGGTAGCACTTATAGTTTCTTTTTTGGTAGCACCACAAGTGGTAAAACAGTAAATGAAAAAACAGCAATGCAAACTACTGCAGTTTATGCTTGTGTTAGAATACTTGCTGAAACAATAGCTTCACTGCCGCTTCATACCTATAGATACACAGAAACTGGTAAGGAGAAAGCGTCAGACCATAAAATATATCATCTCCTTGCAGATGAACCAAACCCTGAGATGACCTCGTTTGTGTTTAGAGAAACACTGATGGGTCATCTTTTATTATGGGGAAATGCATATGCCCAGATTGTAAGAGATGGAAGAGGCAATGTGATGGCTTTATATCCGTTAATGCCAGATAAAATGGCTGTAAATAGAACTGAGAATGGTGATATTTACTACATTTATAGCAAAGAAGGACAGGGTTATCCCCTTAGAAGTGATGAAGTTTTGCACATTCCTGGTCTTGGATTTGATGGTTTAATAGGTTATTCTCCAATAGCTATGGCTAAAAATGCAATAGGTATGGCAATAGCTACTGAGGAATATGGTGCTAAGTTCTTTGCAAATGGTGCTAATCCAGGAGGTGTACTTGAGCATCCAGGGGTAGTAAAAGACCCCGGAAGAGTTAGAGAGAGTTGGAACAGTGTGTATCAAGGAAGTTCCAACGCACACAGGGTTGCAGTTTTAGAAGAGGGCATGAAGTTTCAAAGTATAGGTATTCCACCAGAACAAGCACAGTTTTTACAAACTAGAAAATTTCAAATAAATGAGATAGCAAGGATATTTAGAATTCCACCACACATGATTGGAGACCTTGATAAATCAAGTTTTTCTAATATAGAACAGCAATCACTTGAATTTGTTATGTACACACTTGATCCTTGGGTTGTTAGGTGGGAGCAAGCTATTAAAAGAGCCTTGTTTACTGAAAGTGAAAAGAAACAGTATTTTGTTAAGTTCAATGTGGATGGATTACTTAGAGGTGACTATCAAAGCCGTATGAATGGCTATGCTGTTGGAAGGCAGAATGGTTGGTTATCAAGCAATGATATAAGGGAACTTGAAAATCTTAATAGAATACCAGAGGAGCTTGGTGGAGATTTGTATTTAATTAATGGGAACATGACAAAGCTTGCTGATGCAGGAGCATTTGCTAATAAAAATACTACAGGATTGGAGGTAAAGTAATGAAGTTTTGGAACTGGATAAAGAATGAAGAAGGCAGAACACTTTATTTTGATGGATACATTGCACAGGATAGTTGGTTTGATGATGAGATTACTCCTAAGCAGTTTAAGGCTGAACTTACAGCTACCGAGGGAGATATATCAGTATGGCTGAATTCACCAGGAGGAGATGTATTTGCTGCAAGTCAGATTTATAACATGTTAAAAGAATATAAAGGCAAAGTAACGGTAAAGATTGATGGAATAGCAGCTAGTGCAGCATCAGTTATTGCTATGGCAGGAAATGAAATATTAATGTCACCAGTTGCAATGATGATGATCCATAATCCATCTACGGTTATTTTTGGTGAAGCAGCTGATTTACAAAGTGGAATTGATATGCTGTCAGAAGTTAAAGAAGGCATAATTAATGCTTATGAGCAAAAGACAGGACTTCCACGATCTAAGATATCAAAAATGATGGATGCTGAAACTTGGTTTAGTGCTAAAAAAGCAGTAGAACTTGGTTTTGCAGATAAAGTTTTATATGAGGATGCTGAGGAAAATGCTACAGATGGTTTTATCTTTGATAAGGTAACTGTTACTAATACCTTATTGAGAAAAATACCAAAGACACAGAAAACACAGCCTGTAGTAGAGTCAGGAACACCTCATGAACAATTATTAACAAGACTTAATCTTATAAAGAATTAAATTGGAGGAATGTATATGAATAAAATATTAGAACTTAGAGAAAAAAGGGCAAAACTATGGGACAGTACAAAGGCTTTCCTAGATAGTAAGAGAAATGACAATGGATTATTATCAGCTGAGGATACATCTACTTATGAAAAGATGGAAGCTGATGTTGTAAACTTAGGAAAAGAAATAGACAGATTAGAAAGACAAGCAGCACTAGATTTGGAACTTTCAAAGGCAACTTCTAGTGCAATTAGGAACAATCCAAATGCTAACCTTGGTGGAGAAAAAACAGGTAGAGCATCAAATGAGTATAATAATGCATTTTGGAAGAATATGAGAAACAAGAACAGTTTTGATGTTCATAACGCTCTGCAAATAGGAACTGATAGCGAGGGTGGATATCTTGCACCAGATGAGTTTGAAAAGATATTAATTGAAAGCTTAGAAGAACAAAATATATTTAGACAGCTTGCAAATATAATTACTACATCTTCAGGAGATAGGAAAATACCTGTGGTTGCAACTAAAGGTACAGCAACTTGGATTGATGAAGAAGGTGCTATACCAGAATCAGATGATTCATTTGGTCAAGTATCTATAGGTGCATACAAATTAGCCACTATGATTAAGGTTTCTGAGGAACTTCTTAATGATAGTGTTTTTAATTTGGAGAGTTATATAGCAAAAGAGTTTGCTAGAAGAATTGGTGCAAGAGAGGAAGAGGCTTTCTTTATAGGTGATGGTACTGGAAAGCCTACAGGAATATTTAATGCCACTGGTGGGGCATCACTTGGGATTACAGCGGCAAGTGCCACAGCTATTACGCTTGATGAGATTATGGATTTATTCTATTCTCTAAAATCACCATATAGAAAGAATGCTATATTCACTATGAATGATGCTACGGTTAAATCTATTAGAAAGCTTAAAGATGGAAATGGTCAGTATATATGGCAACCATCTGTTACAGCAGGACAACCAGATACTATTTTAAATAGACCTGTAAAAACGTCTGCTTATGCACCAACATTAGGATCAGCAGCTAAGACTATTGCATTTGGAGATTTTAGTTACTATTGGGTAGCTGATAGGCAGGGAAGATCATTCCAAAGACTAAATGAACTATACGCAGCAACAGGACAAGTTGGTTTTAAAGCAACACAAAGAGTTGATGGAAAGCTGATCCTTCCTGAAGCCATTAAAGTTCTACAAATGAAAGTTTAGTATAAAGTATTGGTGGTGAGTGCATGGTTCTTCCACTCGAAGAAGTTAAATTATATTTAAGAGTTGATGGTGATGAGGAAAATACACTCATCATTAGTTTTATAATTACAGCAGAAGAAGTATGTGAAGGAATACTAAGATATCCTATATCAGAATTTACTACAGTGCCAGAAACAGTAAAGCAAGCAGTTTTTTATGCCGTAGCCAATATGTATGAAAAGAGAGAGAACTTTGAGATTAAAGAGGTTCTTGAAACAATGACAAGGCTTTTATTTTCTTATCGAAGGGAAAGTTGGTGATATTATGGCTATAGGAGATTTAAGGTGTAGAATAACCTTTCAAAAATTCACCACTGTAGTAAATGAAAATGGATTTGAGACTGAAGCTTGGCAGGATTATAAAACAGTATGGGCATCAGTTTCTAATTTGTCTGGTAGAGAATATTATCAAGCAGCAGCAATCCAAGCAGAAAAAACTGTGAAGTTTCTAATAAGGCATATTGAAAGTGTAGATACATCAATGAGAATTTTATTTAATGATAAGCAGTACAACATAACGTCTATTGATAATATGAAATATGCTAATAAGCATCTTCAAATAAAAGCATTAGAGGTGGATAATATATTGTTAATGTAACAACTTAATGATATAATATTCAGAAAATGGAAAGAGATGGGGGAAATATGAGTATACTGAAAAATAT